CAATAGATATTTGCTCTCATTCCGGACTGTGACTTGATCCGTTGTCCGACTAAAGAACTGATGATCACCGAAGCTGCAGAGATCGATAACAACTTCTGTCGTTTGTAGCCACTGTCACAGATCATTTCAGCCAGTTCTCCTAAGAATCCTGGAGGATAGTCCAGTTCTGGAACCACTACTTCCACTTCTGCTGGAAATATTTCCTCTTCTACCTCTGGTCTCTGAATTCCCTGTCTTTTCAAGAATTCGATTGCTCTTTGATCTCGGAGATCGTTACTCGACATCGTGCCTTCCCTTTGTCCATGGGTTTTCGGATTACTTCCAGTTCATCGATCTGACTATCGTTGACAAACAGATGTCCCTCCAAAACATCTAAAATCGCTTTGACTCGGTTATCGATATCAAATGACCTACGATCACCAGGGATCAGTTCTATGTTGATTCTGAGACGTTCTGTGGGGAAGGACGGAAGATTGAGATAAACCGCTTTCATCTCGATGAGAACTCGTTCCATTGAGTCCTTAAACTCCCGTCCTTTTTTTGACAGATAAACCGATCTACTCCGGAAAGAACTCCGGTAGTAGGTGTTTACCGAGGGAGGAAAAGGTAGTTCAAAACTCAGGTTCATCGTCATCAGTATCCATCACCGGAACCTGTGACAGTTTCTCCTTGTACTTCAGTACTTCGATGTATCCGTTCTGATTTAATCCGAGTTCGACTGCTACGGTTCTGTTCAATAGATCATCGGTGTTGCAAAACGACCCTTCCAGACCACTACAACGGGCTACTCTTCCCAGTTTCTTCTGAGCACTCTGACGAGTGGTTTCACTAGCATGACCGATGTTGAAATTGTCCCAGACATGTCCATGATCGTTCGCTAACTTCATGTTTAGCATCCAGCCACCAGACTTCGTTGGTTTGCTACCGATGTATTGAATCTCGACCATATGCTCCCCTGGGGGCAACGGAGAGGTCTGAATCATTTCTTTCGGGTATTCGATTTCAATTGAAAATCCTAAGTCCATAGATTTCTCCTTAGAGTTGATTGAACACTCTTGTCCAAAAGTTGAGTGCATTGATGATCGCTGGAGTCAGTAGCAAGAAAGCTAAAGAAGCCAACGTGAGGAAAACAGAAAATCGAAGTGTTGCATCCATTGCTACTCCTAGAATCTATACGAAAAAACTAAATTGTTTTTAATCCAGTAAGTGGATAGTCCCTCCTCGGATGGAAACACATCTGAATCTAAATCTGCATCCAGCAGGTAATTACGGATAAGACGCTTGACTTCCGCTTTAGTTACACGAAAAACGATTGCTCTCTCGTTACTAGATACTTCAATAAGGACTTTATCTGCTGCATGGATTGCTGTTCTGAGTTTCATTGACTACTCCATGTGTGGGAGACAGGGTCATCGTAGAGGTCAATCCTCGTATTGATTAACCAGTAATGAATTCGGACCATTTATTTAGGGAGGAAGGCCCACTGGCTATACCCTGTCTGATTAGTCTGCTAAGTTTCGTTGTTGGTCCCATTCGTTAAAAGCTATGACATAACGTTCTGCAGCTTCCACTAGATCAGCCGGAACCGAGTCCCTTCTGTCTTCCTGGAGTAATCGCAGATACACCTGCCAAGTCATCACGCAATAAAGATTCTGAATCTCTTGTAGAGAGACTCCGACTTTTCTTTCCATGATCATGTCTTCCAGATATCCTTCGATCATCGTTTCACTCCGGTTCTCGGCATCGGTGGACCAGCACTGATTGGCATACTGGCATCCCCATCGTCATCCATGTCTCCAGCTAGACCCAGAATGCTCTGGTAGCAGTATCTCCGTGCATATGTGATTGCTGAACCGTCACCTTGGGGATCATCCTTGTGTGTTGGCAACGAATACTCTGATACGATCCATTGACCTGATGCATGAGACAGTCTGGATACTAATTTAGAACTCGTTGGATGCTGCTGAAGAGAGAGTCCATGTTTAGCGAGTACCGGAGTTGCTGCTTTCAGTAGTGCTGATAGAGAAGTAAAACTGTTTCTGAAATGGGGATTTGTTCCGTCCTTTTCTACGAGAGCACTCATCTCTTCTTTGACCTTGGCTAGCGCCTTGTCGAGTTCCTGGGTATCCAGTGAAGTCGTTAAGTCTTCTGTGATCTTCAAAATGTTTTCACTCATATCTTTCCTTGAGAAGTCGGTGACAGAAAAGGAGAACGGAATTCGCTAGACGATAGTTTTTCAAATGAATTTGTGACTGAGCAATCTGGAAGGCTTCCAGTAGTTCTTCATCGTCCCAATCTACTTCCATCTTCTCCGGTATTAACGAGAGATCGGAGGCTTTGAGTGTCTCCATGACCATTTCCTCCATATAGTTCGGTCCTTTCATCAGTGATTTTGCTTTATCCAGGGTCATCATTACTGCTCCATGGTAATGGGTGAGTGACAGAAACCGACTGATAGCTTCGTAATCTTTCCTCCTTTCTTGAGATAGTTTTGAATTTGATCCTTAAAATCCGAGGACTCTACGGAAGAGTCGGTCGGTTCCAGATCGATGAAATGTCTTTTCTGTAAACGTGTCCAAGGACTGCTGAAGAAGTCGTTGCTCTCCGGTTCAAAGACAATGTCGGATTCCGGTGTATTGAACTTCTGTCGGTTCATTTTGATCTGCTGAAGATCCTTGGAACATCGATCACAAATCTTCGCCTTGGAATTCCTTGATAGAACCCGTTGTTTACATCGAGAACAGGGTCTGTTCGGATTCTCCTTGTATCGTTCTCGGTCCCGAAAGTTTCTGACTAATTGTTTGCACTGATGGCTACAGTAGATCTGGTTGGAGTTCTTCTGAATGAATAACTTGGAACAAGTTGATACTGCACAATGGACCTTTTTTCTGTTCAACCACTTTTCGTTTTCAACTACTCTTTCGTTCCCTCTCTGACAGATCGTGCTACAGAAGCGTTTGTTTGGATGAACATCCTTAAACTTCCGATTACAGTGCCGGTAGGCACAAACCTTCTCTGGTTTGTCCTTTAATCTGATTGAGCGTTCTTCTCGTCTCTTCTTTAAATACTCTTGATAGAACTTCTTGCTTCCGACTTTCTGGCATTCTTTGGAACAGTAGACATTGATATTCGTTTTCGGTTGGAAAGTGCTATTGCAGGTTGCACAGTACCTAGGTTTTAGCCTTGTATGCCTTCGGTCATACATTTTATAGGTACAAGGATCTCCACAGTACTTCTGGTTATTGGCTGTTACCGACATCTCCTTCTGGCATAGTTTGCACTGCTTCATGACAACTCCATTACGTCCTCATGGTAACCCTGGCTATAGATCTCTCCGGAGAGATACTGTTTGTAGAGTTCGACTGCCTGATTGATCTTGAATTCTGCGTTGTGCATCAGTTCATCGGATAGTTTGTACAGAGCTACGTTGTACGGTGCTGTGTTTTCGACTACTAAAAATAAAAACTCTGGATAGTGACCGGAAACAGATTGATAGGCTCTTCGATACCAGTTGGCCTGGATGTCGTATTGATACCGTGTGACTGCTTTCTTGAATCCGTAGGGTGAGGCATCCTGAGCACTCTTCAGATCCACTACGAGGTGCTGTCCCTCGTCACTGTAATCAAGTCTCGCTTTTGCTCGGATACCGTTTTCTTCCCAAGTGATTACCTGTTCTACTTCCGCATTCGGAATGATTCTCCAGAACTCAGGATGTCTGAAAACCGACTCGGTCATCAGCACCACGTCTTCGTAGTCTTCTTTCTTCAGTACCGTTCTTTTTTCTTCTGCTACAAACTGATCGTATTCCTCTCGTCCTGCCTTGGTTCTCCTGTCCACATTGGGCGCAATTACGTACTTGTCACCGAAAGATTTTCCGGCTAACCGAAGTTCAATGGAATCGTGGATCGCTACTCCCTTTGCCATCGCTGGAGACGGATCTGACGGAGTACTGAGGTAATGGTTGAGCGACTTGTTCAGTCTCTTGATCAAAGACGCATTCAGTCCATCTAGTTCACAGTATTCATCGAAGCTCATTCTTGAACTTCTCGGTTTGATCACTGTGTTGCGGAGGATTTCTGCAGTTGGAATGAGGTGAGGACTTCTGTCGTGAGTCTGGATACTCTTGATCTGACCATTACTGATCATTCTTCGTATCTGATCGACACTGACCCCAAGAGCCTTGGCGGCCTGAGTGGTATTGAGAAGGTTGCTATCTTGCATTTCACTCCATGTTCTAACCGTTAACCGTTCACTCTGTGCATCGGAGTGCATATCTGATCAGAAATGATTTATGGAGTCAACAAGAAAGTGCAAAAAATTTTAGAAAAGTTCGATCTGTGGCGGAAGTCCCAGGGATATTCTCAACAAGAGATAGCAGATGCCATTGGATGGGATCGATCTAAAGTGAACCGAGTTCTTCAAGGGAAACAGGATTCATCCTACTTTCTGAGCAAAATAGAACAGGTCTTTGGAAATATAGATGAGGTCAAAACGGAAGAAGTGATCAGAGATGATAACTATCGAATGATCCGAAAGTTTGATACAGAGGCAAGTGGTGGATCAGGAACGCTGACTACCGATGAAAACGGAGAAACAATCTCTGTGATTACCGAGTGGCTACCGAAGCTACCAGATCAGAACTTAGCCTTCATTACCGTAGTCGGTGACAGCATGTCTCCACTGATGGGTTCCGGAGATACGATTCTCGTTCACATGAACAGTGGCTTTCTCGGTGACGGAGTCTACGTTCTGAGACTCTGGGAGTCTCTCCATGTCAAACGGGTGCAACGGGTAGCTCAGGATGAATACCGGATTGTTTCCGATAACCCGATCTACAAAGATCTCACGATTACTGCGGATGATAGTGACGGGTTCATTATTGTCGGAAGAGTCGTTCGTCTAGTAAAGGCACTATGATTGATCAATATTTGGACTATCTACGGACCTATCGTTCAGAGAGGACTGTTGATACCTATCGACCTCAATTAGCCCGATGGCAAGCCTTCTCGACATCCGATTCCATTACTTACGAAACTTTTAAGGACTTTGTCGATCATCTCCGGTCCGAAGGTCTATCCGATGGGTCAATCAATTCTCATTTACGATCTTTGAAAGCGTATTTGAACTGGTGTCATAAATATCTGAATCATCAGAAATTCCATGTGCCGATGCTAAAGGTCAACAAAAAGATCCCGAAGGTCTGGACAACTCATCAACTGGAGATCATCGAAACCATTCTTAATCACCGAGCACAACGATCACGGAGATATCAAATTCTTCGGAGAACCCATTACATGCTTCGGTACACCGGAATGAGGGCAGGAGAACTGTTCCATCTGAACTGGGAAGATATCGGATCTGGAATCCGTATCGAAGGAAAAGAGGATTGGACAACAAAGAATAAACAAGACTCCATTCTCCCGATACATCCGAAGCTACTGGAGTTTTTACAGATCGAAAAACATGAGGGGGAAACTAATTACTTGGATCACCATTTTAAAGAACTGAGTCATCTCACGTATTCGATGAGAAAGTTTCAGAAGTCTATCGATTTAGATGGACCGAAACCACTCCATGGTTATAGAGCNNNTGTTGCTACTGAACTATTGTCCGGAAANATGAANCCNGTACACGTGCAACATCTGCTACGACATGAACGTTTATCGACTACAGAACTCTATCTGAATACGACTCATTTGCCGCTACAAGAATTGGTGAATTCGTTAGGAATTTACAGAGAGAATACAGAGGATGTTACAAAAACGATGAAGTGGCCAGAGCGGGAATCGAACCTGCGACACACGGATTTTCAGTCGTTAGAGGAAAAGATAGATAAACTGTTACGACTAGTACAGAAAGATCAGTAGGACCAGATCCAGGGACGGGGAGATTTAGAGGTGTTATTTAAATCGTCACAATGAAGGAACCTAGTGGACCTCGGTCCAGCCATCTTAAATCCGAGTCCGGTCATTCCGTACTTCAAACAAAGTTTCATGAGTTCATAGGCTTCCTGACCGTATATCAGAATGTCTACGGCTCTTCCTGTCGTATGTGGTCCAGTGGGTCCAGTGGATGAAATCTCATCGTTATAACGTGGACATCTGTATGCAGAACTAATGACCATCGGTTGCTGGTATTCGTCTCGGATCAACTGTAGTTTTTCTAAGAAAGCTACGTTCATCTGATTGCCACCACAGCAATTACAACTGAGTTCTCTATGTTTGAAGTTCCGAGTTTCGATCATTTCTTCATCCGTTTGAACATTTTGATTCCCATGACCAATCCGGCTGGAGCACCGAGGGCAACCAGACCCATTTCCAGAAATCCGGTTTCTAAAGCGAGGTTAAATAATTCTTCCATTTACATCTCCTGAGTAATTCCACCACAGACCTGGGCATAGTAGAGAGACTGTTCTTCTCGTTCTTTATCACTAAGGGCCAGCAACTGGTCATGAGTATAGTTCTCTCTGAACTTATCGATGACACAACTGCACCCCTGAGAAGCCATACTGAACGCAAAGTTCCACGGCATCCCCTTGGATTCGTAAGTCGGGATCATCCTGCTCGTACAGTTTCCTGTCCAGATGAAGAGGTAATGAGTTTTGTATTCCAACTCTGTAGCAGAGATCGTAGTAGCAAGAAGTAACAGGGGGAGCAGGAGTTTCATCTATTATGAATCGTTTCTTTGAGTTCCGATATTGCCACTCTCATTTCCGATAGAATCGTGTTGGTTTCACGCATTGTACTAATCAGAGCAGAGTTGGACTCTCTCATTAAAGACCGAAGTTCATCATCGTTACGGCTATCCTTGTCTAAATGGATTTTTCTCTCTTCTGCGAACCCTTTGAGCAGATACACAATGAGATACCCTGCAAAGGCCAGAGAAGCCATCGTTCCACCTAAATCTGTTAATACTGCTACAAAGTTTTCTGGCATTACTCGGCCTTTAGTTAATCAGTTGGTGGTGTGGGCCACGTTATGCCCGTTAGATTTCCGTTTGAGTCAAGTGATGGTGATTGGGTTGTTATGTCTCTAAGAGCCTGACGGTAGGTCTGCCATTCAGATTGATTAGAACCTGGGTAGTCGGATACCATTCGCCAATCTGTTTCATTGAGTTTTAAATTGCGTAAGACTCTTAGCGTATTTAACGCGTCTTGTGTTGTATACGTTTGGAGTACCCAATTTTCACCATTCCAAGTCCATTTGCCTTTCGGCCTTTTTGGAATTTCTGTTTGATTTTCAATTTTATTTTTGGAAATTGTGTAAACGCCATCTATCCAGTAGTAGTGCATTATACTTCCTTGTAAATGATAACGGCTGTAATTTCTCTTGTTGTTGCAGTGCTTTGGAGAGTCAAAGTTGCCCCACTTGATGAGGCTGATAAATTTGCGCTACCAGAAGAATATTCTAGGTTTGAGATCGTTGAACTGGACACTGTAAAGTTCCCAGACATACGCAAAGCTTCGCCAGTGTTAGAAGGATTAATACAGGAGCAATCGAAAGAAAATTCACCGTCTTCACCGATTACAAAATTTCTTGATGTATTATTATATTCGTTCGCATCAATTAAATAAATTTCATCTCCCCAAGGCGTTATGTTTCCACCCGTTATGTTCCCACCCGTTATTGTCACATTCGATGAGTTTTGAGTAGCCATTGAACCAAGACCTAAATTTGTCCGGTTCGTTGCACTATCGACATTGGAAACCGTAACGGTCCCAGCAGATTCTGTAGCAAACGTAGTCCCACCAATTTGTATTTCACCTGCCATAGTTAACCTACTATTCTAAGAGTGCCTGTTGTGTCGACATTAACCGTCCCAGTAAAATTTGCAAAACCGTGACTGATGACTAAATAACCTGCCATCGTTCCGCTGCCTGAAAAAGTTGTGTTGCCAATGTACATCCGATTTGTTCCTGCACTGATCGCCAAAGAGTCTGAAACCGTTGAACTGTGTTCGATGTAACTACTCCCAGAGCCACCACCTCCTGATTGATCCACGAAGCTCAGATTGCCAGCACCATCGGTTTTTAATACTTGATCGGTAGTCCCGTCTGATGTGGGCCAAGAAAGTCCGTCCAGGATGATCTTACCCGTAGTATCGGGAGTGATGCTGATGTTTCCTGCTGAAACCGAAACGATGGACTGCCCATTGACATCTAGATTCCCACCGAGTTGCGGTGTCGTATCACTGACGATATCGGAGATCCCACCTGTTGCCGCTTCCCACGCAACTCCACCTGTTCCATCAGCAGTCAGAACATATCCGTCTGTAGCGTCAGACACCCCATTATTCGATCCCAGATCTGCAGCATTCAGTGATGACAGTGCCGTAACTCCAGTTCCCCCGTTCGCTACGGGAAGAGTCCCAGAAACGTCAGCAGTCAAATCAATTGGACCAAGTGTAATTGCCTGAGAAGATAGACTGAGATAGTCGTGAGAAGTGGTGACTAACGTCACATTGGTACTATTGTCAGTCCCAGCAGGATCTACCCCCAGAGCAGTTCTCGCATCAGAAGCAGTTGTACTTCCGGTCCCTCCAAGAGAAACAGGCACTGTTCCTGCTGTGATTTCCTGTCCTGAGATCGTTAAGTAATTGGAGGTAACTGTTGCTAGGGTGACATTCGTAGAGTTATCAGTACCACTCGGATCGACTCCTAATGCAGTTCTCGCATCACTAGCTGTGGTTGACCCCGTACCTCCCAAAGAAACCGGAACAGTTCCAGCCGTAATTTCCTGACCCGAAAGTGTTAAATAATTATCAGTTACTGTTGCTAACGTAATATCCGTGGAGTTGTCTGTTCCTGCTGGGTCTACACCGAGTGCTGTCCGTGCATCTGATGCTGTAGTCGAACCAGTACCTCCGAGAGTGACGGGAACCGTACCTGCTGTAATCTGCTGTCCTGATAGACTAAGATAGTTCCCTGTGACAGTAGCAAGAGTAACGTCAGTGCTGTTGTCTGTTCCTGCCGGATCGACTCCCAAGGCTGTTCTTGCATCAGAAGCCGTAGTGCTTCCGGTTCCTCCATTGGCAACAGGCAATGCCCCCGTGACATCAGTAGTCAGATCAATTGCGTTTCGGGTAATGGCCTGACCAGAGATGGTCAAGTAGTCTAGAGAACCAGCAAGAGTGACATCTGTTGAATTATCGGTTCCGGCTGGATCGACTCCTAAAGCTGTCCTTGCTCCCGAAGCAGTCGTAGAACCTGTGCCACCAAGAGAGACCGGAACTGTTCCAGCCGTGATCACTTGATTGGAAATCGTTAAATAATTTCCGGTAACAGTCGCTAACGAAGTGGTCACAGGTTCAAAAGCAGATCCTGTGTAGTACTTTAATATCGAATTGGTCTCATCGTACCAGAGGTCTCCAGCATCAGCAGAACCACCGTATGGGTCGGTAGCCGAAGATTTGTATTGTCCCTGGAAAGAAGCCAGTGCTGCTTCTGCATTGGTCTCGGCTGTTTCTGCTCCCGTCTTTGCAGTCTCTGCAGCTTCCTTTAGAGTTCTGACCGTCTCTACATCAACGAGCAGTTCAAAGTAGTCAGTATCTGTCAGATCGGCTGGAGCAGGAGCATCTTGAAGAGTAAAGTAAACATTATCCGTGGCAGCATCTCGGACCAAGTCTCGGACTACATAAGAGACAGAAGCTGAATAATTTCCTCTAAATGTCCCAATTTCTTGGGTGGTAACAAACGCTCCCGTGGAATCGAAAGCCAGTAGCTTTCCGGCAAGATCTCCGGTTCCTGCTGCTAACTTTAGTGAAGTCGTATCCGTATCATTGACCGTCTCGTCAAATCCAATCGCTTTGTCCGCAAGGTTCTTTACCTGCTGGCACATCATCGTTAATTTATCGAATGCTGCTTCTAAAGTTTCAGCATCCAGAATGTCATTATTTGCGTAGTCTGTGGTCTGAAGGAAGTCGGTTTCTCTCAGGATCGTGATCAAAGTTCCAGAAGCTGGAGCAGTCACAAAAGTAACGGTTCCTGTGCTATCCGGATCAGTCAGAGTGTAGTGCGTGGTGATCGTCTGAAGAGTGTCATTCAGATAAACTTTGATCTGGGACTTCTCGGTGTACGGAAAATTGACAGTAAATTG